TAGTGTCTCTGCTTTATTTTTCATTATTAAATGATAAGAATCTAATTGATGTCTATTAACATCTTTTGTATCAAACGATCCATCATCAAATTCTTTCTTTAACGTGGACCAAAGTTTAATTTCTCTCATACGATCTCTTGCAACTAACTGCTGATTAGCTAAACCATACCTAGCCTCATCAAGATCTATTTGATATTTTGTCAGTTTATATTCATCTTGTTCTGTTTCAATTTTTTTCTCTAACCATTTAATTTTAGCTTCTGTTCTTCTACATTCAAAAGATAAACTCATTAAATTTTCTAAGAATACGTTTTGTTCTCTAACACACTGCCAATACTTTGCAGCTTTTGTTGGATACTTCATATCTTGAAGAACAGACATTCTCATTTCTGTTTCAGTTCTGAATACTTGTTTCTTGGTCCATGTGTCTCGAAGCTCGGCTGTCATAGCCTTAAACTCTTTCACATCTTCTGGATCTAATAAATTATTTAAACTTGGTGCTTCTTTTTCTATCAAAGCGTGGATATTTCTTTTTTCTGTCATATATTTCCTTTCATTAACAAATATATACTTTATTAACTAGATGTCAAGGTTTCTGCTGGACCAACTGTTGTGCTTGCACCAGTAAATTCTTCTGTTGCACTTGCTCTTCCACTACCGCCTTCTGTACCACCTGTTGCTAATGCTGAAGAACTGGATCCTGAAGCACCTCCACTATATCCTGGAGTTCCCATATTTGATGAAGCACTCCAAGCTGAACCATTCCAAGATTCAGATACGTTTGTTTGAGCTGATCCTGGAGGTAATTCTCCACCCCATGCTAAAGCACTTGTATTAGTTCCTGACGCTCCTGCATAATTTCTAGTTGTACCTAAAGCTGGCACAGCTGTCCATGCTGAACCGTTCCAAGATTCTACACCACCTGTTCCAGGTTGTCCTGAAACTAATAGTGCTGCTGTTTGGGGTCCACACATTGAACCATAAGATCTACCAGTATTTAGATTTGATGGACTTGATAAGGCTGTCCAACTCGATCCATCATATGTAGATGTTTGATCTGTATAAGGTGTAGGTGTTCCCCCATATCCACCAGCTATAATTGCTGCTGTTTGAGTTCCTGCACCATGATCTCCTGTGCTTGTTGAAATTGGATAAGCTCCTCCTCCAGTCCATGAAGAACCATCATATTCTTCAGTAGAGTTTGTAGCACCACCAGGTCCAATACCAGCGCAACACATTGCTGCTGTTTGAGTTCCTTCTTTAGCTCCAGATAAAAAATATCTTGCATTACTTATACTTGGAATCGCTGTCCAACTCGATCCATCATATGTTGATGCGTTACTATTTGCAGAGTTTGGTCCAGGATACGTTCTACCTCCATAACTTATTGCTGCTGTTTGAGGACCCGCTTGTGCTTGCATACGATTATTTATTGGAAAACTACCACCACTTGCCCATGCAGCATCCACTACTGTGTTAATTGAAAAATCCCATTCTTCCGATGCTTCGGTATCTCCAGATCCTGGTTCACCACCATACACTATTGTTGCAGATGCTGTTCCAGCTCCACCTAAACCACCTCTAGCTGTGCTCATGGTTGGTTGTGTGCTCCATGCGTTACCGTCATATAATTCTGTTAAATTAGATCCTGCTCCAGGAGGAGTGCTTCCTCCCGCTATAATTAAAAAAGTTGATGTCCCATTTCTACTTGCAGCAACACCAAATCCTCTAGGTGAAGATAAATCTGTTCCTGCTGTCCAAGAAGTTCCATCGTAGATTTCTGTGCCAGCAGAGTTAGTTGCTAAACAAGCTGTTTGTGTTCCTGATGCACCTTTAACTGGTGCTCCTGCAGCTAAACCTCCTGCAGCTGTCCATGATGAACCATCATATTCTTTACAAACTGTTGAAGGAGATCCATCATATCCACCAATAGCTAAACCAGCAGGTTCTGTTCCACACCCACCAGATCGACTTATTGTTTGAGGATATGCAGTTCCACCTGTCCAACTTGATCCATTCCATTCGTTAACTGTGTTGACATAAGATCCTGTATCACCACCATAAGCAACTTGTGAAGTTTGCACACCAAAAGTTCCTACCCCTTCTGCAGCTATAGGATAGTTAGTTGTATTTGTCCAAGCAGTTCCATCATATAAATCTACTACATTTGATTTACCACTTGGCATGTTACCAGCTACTTTTATAGCCGCTGTTAAAGTACCACCACTTTGACCTGCAATATCTTTTGTATCTTGACTTAAATTTCCACCACTTCTCCACGCACCAAAAGCTACTAAAGATTTTAGTGTGCCTGAAGTAGAGTTATACCATACCTGTCCCTCATACGTTGAATCCAACGTTGGGTCAGAGTCAAATTCTTTTACTCTCTTACCGTATATGTCTTCGTAAGTTGCCATTTAAAATGTCCTTATGGCAGTGTTACGTCTGTGGGTCTACTGTTGCCTGGTTGAGCTTTTTCTTCGTCAGACTGAGCATCCCACACAGCTTGTGCCGCTTGTACTTCAGCGTCAATCAAAGCTTGTGCTTCTGCTTTTGTCTTTTCAACACCGTTTTTTTCAGCTAACCACATAGCGCCATCGACATTGTTTCCAATCATCCAGACGTTTGCGGGATAACCTCTAAGAAAGAATTTTCTTCTATCTTCTGCAGTAAAAAATCCTTTTCCAGTGTTAGTAGCTACTCCATATATAAAGTGTGCCATAGTCTTCCTCCTTTTAAAGTTTGTATATCATACTTTAAGATCTAGTCAAAGTCTTAACATTTAAAGCTGTTGTTTCTCCTGTAAATTTTTCTGAAGTAGCTATTGAAGGAGAATTTCCTCCTGCAACTAATAGAGAAGAACTGTCACTTCCAGCCCCCATTCCATTTGAACTTTGTCTTCCTGTTGATAAAGATGGTGATGTTGTCCAAGCAGTTCCGTTATATTGTTGAGATGTAGTGTTTGGTGTTGCATTTCCTCCTGCAACCATTGTATTATCTTGAGGAGTTGATCCACCTTGTGCTGATGATCTAGACATTGCTGCAACCAAAGTATGTCCTGCTGTCCAAGTAGATCCATTATATTCTTCCATTAAACTTTCTACTGGGTTTGGTGAACCTCCTCCAATAGCTAATCCAGCTGTTTGACTTCCAACACCCATTCCGTTTCCTCTTCCAGTGTTTAAAGTAGCAGGAACAGATGACCAACTTGATCCATCATATTCTTCAGTTAATGTATTAGGTCTAGCGGGTGGTTCTGATGAACCACACATAAATAAAGCAGTTTGGCTACCATTACCCATAGTTCCATAACCTGAATCAACTATATTTGGTCCGTTTGAATAACTTGAGCCATCCCATAACGAAGTATTAGCTGGACTTGTGCCATCATGACCTCCAAATACAACTCCTGCAGTGACTGTTCCACCTGCATTTCTAAAACCTAATGTTACTGGCATGTTTGGTGTAGCACTAAAAGTTGAACCATTATATTCTTCTGATAGATTAGTGTAAGCATTAGGACCATATCGATACCCACCTGCTCCTATTGATGCGTCTGTTGTTGCACCAAAACCAGCAATTTGTGATCGTGCTGTTCCTATACTACCAGTAGATGAAAATGCTCCAGCTGTAACAACGTTTGCAGAACTATTCCAGTTTTGCACTATTGAAATTGGAGAGGCAGATTGTCCAGCTTGAAATGCTTCTGCATTTGTTCCTTGTGCACTTCCTGATGTATCTTCTACTCCTGTTGCTAAAGCAGGTTTGTTAGACCAAGAAGTTCCATCGTATCCTTCTGTATTAGTTCTATTTGGATTACCACCAAAGACTAAACCTGCAGTGTTAGTTCCACTTGCGGCCCCTTGATTTCTTCCAGTATTTAAATTTCCTCCTGTAGTCCAAGAAGAACCATCATATTCCTCTGTAGCGTCTGTGTCTGATTCACCACCTACTCTTAATGCTTGAGCTTGAGAACCACCACAACCCATTATGTATCTATCATTAACGCTCATCGCACCACCAGTTGTCCAACTTGACCCATTGTATTCAAGTGTAGTTGTTGCTGCTGTTTCGGGTGATCCTGGAGGTCCTTGATTTCCTCCAAAAACAATTCCATCTGTCTGTGTTCCAGCAGAAGCACCTTGTGCTCTTGGTGCAGGCATGTCTGTTTCTTCAGACCAAGCTGTACCATTATATTCTTCAACTAAAGCTCTAAATCCATTTGGAGAAGGAGCATAACCTCCAACAAAAGTAGCGGCGGTTGAAAGTCCAAACATAGTTGCAGAATCTCTACCAACGTTTAAAGCACCACCATTTCTCCAACCTGTTCCATTGTAATGTTCTGTATTTGTAACAATACCTGGTGTTGTTCCACCAGCCACTAATCCAGCAGCTCCAGTTCCTGACCCAGCAAGATTATACCTTCCAGTTGACAAAGCTGTTCCAGAAGACCATGCTTCACTAAGCAATATACTTTTAAAAGCACCAGTATTTGTATTGTACCAAACTTGACCTTCGCTAGGTGCATTGCTTGGATCAGTAGATACTGCTTTAATTGCTATTCCGTGTAAGTCTTTATATTTTGCCATAATTAACTTGAACTAAATCCTTTTACATTAGCTGTTAAAACTTCAACAGTAAATTCTTCTGTTTGATTACCGATAGGTCCAGGTCCATATTCTCCTGCACATTTAAATATTCCTGTAGACTCATCACCACCTGAAGCAGATTTATCAGCTGCTGTTCCAAGAGATGGCGCTGTTGCCCACGTAGTTCCATTGTATTTTGTAACATTTGAGTGCCCTCCTGGTGGAGATAAGGTTCCACCTATACTGTAAGCTTGTGAACTTGGAGCGTTTTCATTAAAAGACATGTTTTTTCTTGCTTCTATCATATTTGATGCTGACGTCCAAGACGAACCATTCCAAGTATATGCAGTGGCTTGAGTTCCTGGAGTACCACCATAAAATATTGCTGCTGTAGAAGTTCCAGAAGCTCCACCATGAGATGTGTTTGCTGGATATGTACCTGGTGAGTTTGTCCACGAAGTTCCGTCATACATTTCTACTTTATTAGTATCAGAATAACTAGGAGGAAAAGACCCTCCAACTGTTACAAAACTTGTTTGTGTTCCTGCATAAGTAAAACCTTGAGCGGCATTGTTTCTTGTTCCTCCCGCAGTCCAACTTGAAGAAGCATCTCCTTCAAGAGTTGTAGTTCCACTTCCAGGAGGATCTTCTCCTGATAAAACTATTGCAGCAGCGGATGTTCCGCCACCGCCTCCATATCCTATGTTTAATGGAGTGCTAGTTCCACTAGTCCATGCAGATCCATTATATAATTCAGTAGTTGCCGTTATCGCTCCTGGAGAAGAAACTCCTCCAATATAAACTCCTGCAGGTGTGCTACCTAAACCAACTCCAGAGTGAGTCGTTGGAGATCTAGATAAAGTACCACCTGTTGACCATGCTGCAGCGGTTATTATGTTTGTTGATTTGTTAAATTCTTCTGATGTAGTTACATGAGAACCTGGTGCATCTCCACCAAAAGAAATTGCCGCTGCATTTGTTCCTGAAGGTGTTCCACCATGTCTTTTAGCAGCAGTTCCTAAAGAAGCAGGACTTGTTGTCCAAGTTGTTCCGTCATAATTTTTAGTTGCAGTTGTAGATGGAGGAACATTTCCTCCAAAAGCTAAACCAGCAGTTAAAGTGCCTGAACCAGCTGAATCTGAAATATTTGTTGGGTAATTTCCTACTGTTGTCCACGAAGTTCCATCGTATTCTTCAACATCATCTTGAGCTGGACCTGGAGGAGGCTGACCTCCAAAAGAAACGGCTGCAGTTTGTATTCCTATATCAGCACAAGTTCTTCTTGCAGTATTCATAGCATTTCCATTTGACCAAGATGTTCCATTATATTCTTCTGAATTATTTACATTTGCTGTATTATATCCACCATTACATAATCCTGCAGTTTGAGTTCCACAAGATCCCATAATATATCTTCCTGTATTCAATGTTCCTGGAACAGTTGTCCAACTTGATCCATCATATTCTTCAGTTGCAGTTGTAGTTTCAGGTGGACTTCCTCCTGCTTTCCAAGCAGCAGATGTTGTTCCACCAGACCCCATTCCATGTCTTCCCGTGTTTATAGCAGGGGCTGATTGCCAACCAGTTCCATTATATTCATCTACAGAAGTCAATGCAGGATCTCCACCAATTGCTAAACTAGCAGTTTGTGTTCCAGCTGCTCCTGGTTTATCTCTAGCTACTGATAAAGGTGCAACACTTGACCATGCTTCACTAATTTGTAAAGCTTTAAGTCCAGATACAGTAGTATTATACCACATCTGTCCTGTCTGAGCCTCACTAGGGTTAGACGAAACTTTTCTAATTTTTTGTCCGACTATTTCTTTATAGGTTGTCATTACCTAATCTCCTTAATTATTCTTCAACAGCCAGCCCTGTGTAGAATCTGTATAGACTAAGGTATTTCCTGCTCTTTCTGTTGAAACTGTTAAATCGTCAGTTGATCCGTGAATTTTTTCTGAACCATTTGCTGAGATTGTAAAAGTGTTTGAATCAAAAGTTCCTGCATAATCAATAAATACAACTTCGTCACCTATGCTTCCTGCAGGTAAATTCATTGTAAATGCACTACCAGTTGTATTTACAAAATAACCTTCACCAGCTGTTGCTGTAAACGTACTTGTTTTTACTGCCTGCCAAGAGGTTCCACCTGATACTTCAGCAAAAGATAATTGACCGACTGCCGTTGTACCAGATCCTGTAATGCTTGCTACTTTTAAAAATCTATCTGCTGTTACGTTTCCAGTAGGAAATTTAAGTTCATACGACTGAGAAGCGCTATGTGGGGGTGAAGTAAGTTTAATACCGTGGGAGTTATTTTCACAGTTAAGTTGAATTGAACCTGGATTATCAGCACCCATTGCTTCAATAACACCAGTTCCTTTTGGTCTTAAACGTAGGTTAAGGTTTGAATCATCTCCAACTGCACCAATCTGTGCACCAGCTCCTGTT